GAAGAGGATGGCGCCGACGTCAGCGACCGAAGGCGTGATGTCTTCTATGTCGACGACGTCGGCCACGGCTCAGGACTGATCCTCGGCGTACACCGGGATGAAGTTGCCGTCGCCGAGGTCAATCGCCCCGGTTGGGCCACCCGCGATGTCGAGCGTGACCCCTGTGTCGACTACCGGCTCCCAGGCAGGCCCGGTCGCGCCGGTATCGCCCTTGGTGCCCTTGATGTTGTCGGTGTCACCGACAAGGATCACCGGTTCGCCGGCCACCTTGTGCTTCGCACCATCGCTTTCGGCGGTGCCGATGATGCGCAGAATGCGCCCGCCCGACTTAGCCATCGTTTGCCTCCTCACGTGCCGTACGGATCGCCTCGGCGACTGCACCGGCATTAGGGATGTCCGCGACGTTCTCGACGCCAAGCTCTTCGGCAATGGCGTTCAGCTCGTCGCGCTTCAAGCCCTTAAGGTCGGCGTGCGGGTCATCCTCGGCCGCAGGGGCGGTCTCGTCGCTCTCGACGGGCTGCCATCCCTTCTTAAGGAGCTGTCGCTCTAGGGGCGAGTCGGCCGGCGCGCCCATGCGCCGACCGTTCTCGCTCACGTACTCAGGCATTACGCGCCCTTGCTGATCACCGAGCAGCCGAGAGATGCTGCCTCGATTACGTCGGTGCCCCACACATTCAGGCCCTTCAGGGCGTCACCGAACTGCTTCTCGATGCGGTAAGCCTCGGTGTGCAGGATCTGATTGGCGTGAGTGGTGGCGTAGTTCCCGGCGCCGAACAGGATGCCCCAGGAGTCATAGGGCGCGGCGCCGGTCTTCTCGATCGTCGGGACGGCAGTCGTCTTTAGGATGTCGAAGCCGGCCATGCGCCCGATGATTCCTGTGCGCTGCTCATTCGCCCCAGCAGGCACGAAGTTGGGGTCAAGCAACGCGCTCGACTCCAGATCTGGCGGGATCACAAACCAGCGACCATCCTCAGGCGCCACGTTGTTATCCAGCAGACGACGCTGCTCAACCGCAAGCTCGTAGAGCGTGTAGTCGTCGCTCAGCCCGTTGCCGACCGTCTTCGGGGCGGCAGAGGTGCCGATGTCGATTCCCGCCCCGGCGACCATCACCGCAGCGACCGCGCTGTCGACCTGGACCGCCATTGCCCGACCGGCCCGCTCAGCGAATCGATCCAGCAGCGGTACGTTGACCTGCACCTTGTCGACATCGTCGATGGCGATGTTCCAGTACCACTCCTCGTCAATCGTGAGAGGAACGGTCGTGCCGTCTGGCCGCTCGGGAGCGTCCATGTCGGTGTTCTTGGTGTAGGCCTTCGCCGTCACGGCGCCGACCTTCTGGATGTGGACCGTGTCGCCGGCCTGCGAGATTTCACCCTCGTAGTCACGGTTGACACACGTAGGCTGCGCGTAGACGAGCCTGCTGTCGAGGTGCCGGAGCAGTCGGGCTGACCAGACCTCTGGCACGAAGTTAGCGATCGCCATGATCGCTCCTTTCTGTCGTTGTTATGAGGGCCGGTCGACGCTCCGGGCGTCGCTCACGGCATGCGGGAGCCACCGGCTCCCAGGGCCGAAGCCGGAACCTGCCCGGCCTCGAACATCTCGTTGAACTTCGCGGGATCGTTCTTGGCGAGATCCCGAACCTGCTCAGCGGAAAGTGATGGTTCTTTTGACTCACGGCCCATCCCGCCGCCACCAGGGCCGGCGGGCGAGCCGTTCTTCTTCAGATAGGTCTTTGCTTCGAGCAATTGCGCCACCGCGGCTGCCTGACCGGATACTTCGCCGTCTTCCCCGACCTCGATCGCTTCACTGTCGACCAGGGCGACTACGACGTCGGGGTCGACCGCCCCTTGATGTGCCGCTTCGGCGATAACCGCCGCACGGATCAAGTTCTTGTTTGCGCGTTCCAGCGCCGCTGTCTTTTCTTCCTCGGCCGCGGCGACACGCTCTTGGAGCTTCTCGAGTTCGGACTTCTCCGCATCCTCGATCGTCTTGAGCTTCTCCTGCGCGTCGCGCAGTTCGCTCCGGTGCTTGGCGTTTTCGCGCCTCAACTTCTCGACATAGCTCGCAGAGAACTCGGATTCATTCTTGGGCTCGTCGCTCTCGGGCGGGTCGGTGTTCGGTGCTTCCTCGGTGACCTCCGGGGTCTCCTCGGTGGTGGTCTCAGCCTCCGGGGCCATAGATCCTCCTATTTCGGCTGCAACCTGTGCAGCGGTGTTTCGGTGACTAGCGGCAGGCGGCCGATGCCGCCCTTGGGTCGGGAAATCAAGTCCTCGAAAGCCACATCGCCAGAACGGAGCAGCGCGGCCTTCTCACGGCCGAAGTGACGGTCCTGCTCCTCGGCGCTCATACGGTCGAAGAGGTCGCGGCCGGTCGGGCGATGAACCAGGTCAGCGTCTTTGAGCACGGGTTCGATTCCGCATCGACACGCCGGATGCGCTCGAAACACCGTCCCTGGCTCCAACACTTCGCCGGTCGCCAATGCAAGACAAGCGCCGCAGGCGAGAGGCGACGGGACTCGCCGGTAACCGATGACCTCGGGGTGAAGCTCGACCCCTGCGTGCACCGTGTCGCGGAATGCCATCCAGGTCAGATCGGCAGCGACTCGCTGCTGCTGCCGGCTCGTCCAGGCCTTGGCTTGCTCGCGGCCATGCACAGAGGCGTACCGCTCGCCCTTGCGGCGGACGTGGGCCACTGACTGCCCGGCGCGGCCCGAGTAGCCGACGTCGACCTGTAATGCCTCCTTGAGGTCGAGCGCGCTACCGCCGAGTGCCTCGACGTAGGCATTCAGGTAGGCGACGGCCTGGTGGGCGCTCACCTGCTGCGACGCGACCACCAGGCGGATCGCCTGGCGGCTGTAGGAGAGATCCAGCGGGTCGATGTAAGTCGCAAGCTGACGAAGACGCTGTGCCGCCTTCCTTCTCCGGGTCAACTCAACGACCCGGACCTGCTCCGTCATCCGGGCGGCAAGCTGAGGATTAGCCAATGTCGACGGCATCGCTGACGGCCTCGTCGGCGACGGTTCCTGCCGTTAGCTCCTGCGGACCCGTGTTCAGGTTCAGAAGGAAATCCTCGGTCGCGTTCTGCAGGGCCCAGCTGCGGAACCGGGCGATCTGCTCGGGCGAGTAGCCGAGGTCCTCCCAGATCTGCTGCGGCGGCACGCCGGCCGCGATCTTCTTAATGCCCGCGTCGACGTGCTGGGCTTCGGTGCGCGACTCCGGATCAGCCCAGTCGACATCGACCTGGGCGCCCGCGAGGTCGGGCTGCTCGTAGGTGAGCGCGCACATGATCGCCCTCCGCATGCCGCCGCCGTAAGGGCGGAACTTGTTGCGGATCCGGGCCACAAGGCCGGTGTCGAGGGCTTTCAGGCCCCCCTCTGAGACGTTCGAGATATTGCCGCCGCCGAAGTAGTAGGCCGGGGTGTTCGACCGGCTCGCCATCGAGTTGCGACGGTTCTCCATCGCGTTCAGAAACATCGACAGGTCGGCGGCCGGGAACGCACCGAACTTCATGTCGGGGCTTTCGCCTTCCCACAGGTTTCCAGGGCCGGCGATAAATGGCGGCCCTACCGACTCCTCATCGTCGGGGTCTTCGTCCTCGCGCTCCAGGCCGATGACCCAGCGCTGCTGAAACGCCTGATACTCGGCGGCGACCAGCATTGCGCGCAGGAGATGGTTGATCTCGTCCTGGGTCGAGATGACGTTCGCCAGGTCGGAGCGGCCGAGGCCGATCGCATGGCGCCCAAGGTGGTGCGGGGAACTCAGAAGAATGCCGGGCGGCGGCGCCGGGCGGGCCTGCGGGCGGTTGATCAGAGGGAAGACCGGCACGACCTTTGAGGCGAAGGGGTTTCGCGAAAAGTCGAGATCTTCGATCGGCTCAAGCCCCATGCCACGGCCGCCGTTTCGACGCCACCGGTGGAGCCCCCCGGGCGTCCACATGTAGACCGTCTCGCGCTCGTCCTCGTCGATCCAGAGCTTCAGGGCGGCGATGATCTTCCGGCGGTTGTGCGGCGAGTAGCGGACCACCATCTGGGCCGGGTGCTCAACCGTGATCTGGGCCTTCTCCTGGTCGTCCTCGTCCGGCCAAACCAACAAGTAGGCCTCACCGTGCGTGACGGCCGTATCGAAGAGCAAGGGGGAGTCCTCGTCGAGGCCGTTTCGGCGCCAGAGGTCCCAGGCCGAAAAGTCCTCCCGCAACGGGTCATCTTCGACCCTCGGCAATGAGGACAGGATCAGCCCTTGCACATCCATGCGCTCGGTCGCGGCCAGCACGATCGTCTCGCACCAGTTATCGGCGACCGCCGAGATCATGTCGGCCACCTGGCGCTCCTCGGCCGGGTGAAACCCGCAGATGTGGCGGCCTTGCATGTAGGCGTCGTAGAGGTCGACGAGGGGCCGGCGCTGCTCAAGTTCTTCTATGAGGCTGTCGCGCAGCTTCTCGATCTCGTCGATCTCAGCCATTCGCCCTCCAAGTTCTGCCGCGACGGCGGCGCTTACGAAACTCGCCCTCGGCGGTCGCGTCTGACCAGGCCTTCACGGCGATGACGGAGGCGACCGCCACGTCGATCTTCCGAGGCGACCGCTCATGGTCTTTCGTGATCTTCTTGCCCCGGGTGCCGCGCTCATCGAGCTTCACATTCGTCTCGTGTGCGACGGCGTTCCCGATGTGCTCAGTGATGACGCCACCCGAATGCGTGAGCGACTTGGCTCTGATGGCGGTCTCGAAGCCTGCGATGGCGTGGGCCATCCGAGTCGGCACCGATGTGCGGAACTCTTTGACCACCCCGTACTTGGCGGCCCACCGCCCGATGGTTTCCTCCCACAGATACGGGTCGCAATACATGCGGACCACCTTGTGGTTGGCGAAGAGGTCGTCGACCGCGCCGTTTACCTCGTCCTCGGGAACCTCCCAGTCGTCCTGGCCGGTCGGCTTCTCCCACACAGCCCAAGGCGTCAGGAAGCCGTCGGCGGTGACGATCATCAGGGCGGTCGAGTCGCTGAATCGGGAGCCGTCGAAGCCGGCGGCCACGGGTTCCTTGCGTTTCAGCTCCCGGTCGACCTCCAAAGCTCTGACCGAGCCGAGGTCGGCGATCCAGGAGCCGTCGCCTGCGACGATCTGATTCAGCCAGTACCGCCTGGAGTCGGCCTCGCTTGCGGCCGGGTCGCGAATGTCGTCGACGATCCGGTCGAGGGGCAGCCACTCAGATGCCGGGCCGTAAACCTCCGTCAGCGCCGCCTTCAGCTTCTTGTCCGACTTCCAGTCCTTGTCGGACAGCTCCGGGGCCTCGCGGTGGTCATAGAGAAAGCCAGCCTTGATCATCGCGTCGACCGAGCCGAGCTGCAGCGCATACTCTCGCGCCGATTCGGCGATCGACATCTCGCCGGGCGCGTAGGCCGTGGTCGTCTCATACATCCACGGCTCAGCGGCCTTGCGTTTCGCCAGGTTCCGGTAGACGGTCTGGTGCATCTGGCGCAGCTCAGGCAGCCGGTAGAGATGAGTCTCGTCGGAGACGCCAAGGGT